CAGCAGCAGCAGAATTGAACGCACCACCGTTGTCGTCACTGCCACCAGTTCTGACTTCCCATTGGCATGTTGCTGCTAAAGGCATCTGTCAAAACCTCGGTTCTGTTGCAGGGTCGCCGTCCCAAACGGTCATAGCTTCTTTATATCGTTGAGTGTAGTCTTGCGCGTGGTCGATCTTTGCGCTCTTGTACCGATTGAGCAGCAACATGGAATGCACCACGACCACATCCTCGAGGGTGGTTGCGATGTTATGTTGCTCGAGCGGGGAAATCATTCTGTACACTGCGTCCGCAACATACTTGGCTCCTGGCACCATTCCGGAATCATGCAGCCCACGCAAAAAGGCCTGGATCTCTGGATCGTGGAGCGGCATTCCGCTAGAGAGTTGAGTTACAAGCCACTGTTGACCTGTCTCAAGCAAAATATCCTGCAAAAGCTTACAACCGCTCGCGCCAAAGCGTTGCCCTGTTTCAGGGACACTTACGGTTGCAATCCCCTTCCAGGTCCAATCCTGCTGGTCGACGAACTGGATCGATGGCTCAGACAATTCTGCGTAGATGCTCTCTGGGCTTCTGGCCGTCCAATCGGGTAATCCGGTGATCAATTGGCTAAGCGTCATGGTTTTGCTGGCAGGGTCACGTAGTGGACAGGGAGTCCCTCGCGCAGTTGGTGGAGCTCCGAGCGGCTGATGCTTGGCTTCTCTGCGACTGCGCGGTAGGGATGAAAATCGGTTCGTTTGTAAGGTCGAGCACGTTTTGATCGGTGGATGTTCGCCAGCAAGGTCATGACGTCTGCGGTTCGGTCCCAACGATCGATGTTGATCTCGTCGGCCATCCACTTAAGCTCTCGCAGCGTGTAAGGGCCTGGCTCGAGCCCGATGCGCGCTGCTAGTCGTAAGATGGTCGGCCAGTACTCGGCGCTGGCTTCGCCATCGCTTTCTCTATCAGTAGATCCAAATTCGTCAGTTGCTCCTCGATCCCCTTCTCGAGCAGGCCATTGTCCATCGCGTTGTTGATCCGCAAAGCGGTCTGGTTTTGCAGTGCACGACCGGCCTCGATGATTCGCCGAGCTGCGGCTCGGCGACTGGACTCCGGGAGGAATTCAATCAGTGCCTCCTCGAATGCGATGACCGCGTGACCCAGTGGGTCGCCGTGCAGCGCCTTGCCGAATGCTTCGGCGGTGATTTCGGCTAGCTCTGCGGCTGGTCGGCAAAGCTCATAGATGACATCGATCGTCAGGCAGATGTCGGACTTGAGTCGGTCGATCGCTTCGGGAGAGGCCAGCACGGTGGCTAGGTCGATCGATGTTGCAGAGCGGACTCGACGGATGGCGTCGATGTCAATGCGAAGATTCCAGGTTCTGGCTTCGCAATCCTTAAAACTGGGCATGGTCGAGTTGCCTTCGTTGTGGATTGAGGGTGATTATCGAACGAAACGGATGGCTTGGATTGTTGACCGAACGACCGTAAATTGGGTGACGTTGTAGTCATCAGGTCGAATCTTCTTTCCTGGATCTTGATAGACCCAGGAGGCTACGGCGATGCTGTTTTTGTCCTGCGAAATCACGCGTCCGTAAACGGTGAATTCCATCGGCTCGTGCGACGCTTCCACGTGGTCGAGGAAGTCGATCGCAATCTCGTCACCTTTGCGGACTCGGGGAATAGGCATGGCCAACTCCGCTTGGAAAACGAATCAATCAGGGAATCAAAACTAGGCTGGTGGAGCGATGATCAACCAGGCTGGATCGACAAGTGCGAGCGGGTTTCCAACCTTGATTCTCGACAACCCGACGACAATGTCGATTTTCATCGCATCTTCGAGCGGTTGGTCGATTGGAAACTCAAGGATCTCACCAGGGAGCGTGATGCCTTGCGCACCAGGTGCTCCTGGATTGACGATCAAGTTGTCCATCACGGCCCAGTGCCAGATCGAGCGATTGAGAAACGCTCCTCGAAGAGCGGTGAACACGGTGTCATCTGGATCGCCGTTGTACAAGTATGAAAAATTGATCGCGATGTCAAACGCGCCGGAGATCTTGGATTTCCACTGGCTGGCTCGTGACACAATGTCAATCGACGTCTTGTTGAGCGTGACGTTGAGGTCTTGGACTTCGGTCACGAGCGTCGGAGCTTGAGTGGCGAAAGTAGCTGCAACGGTCGTGTTGTAGTACAGCTTGCATTCAATGCCAGCGCGGGGGCCTTTGTTGGGCATGAGGCTTTCCTAGTTGCGGTGTTTGAGGTACGCAGTGATCACGGAACGAAACGCTCCGTGTTGTTCCAAAGCGGCCACGTCATAGAGAATCACCTCCGAACGTGACCAGGTTCCAGACTTGATGTCAGCATCTGCCAACGCTTCATCGAGCTCGCTTGTCAAGTCAAGCAGCTGCGTGAATTTCTCAGACCCAGGCGCCGCAGTCTGCATGACTGCGATCTGGATCCCGATCTCGTGTTCACGAGTCGATCGAGAAATCTTCTGCGAGCTGTCTTGTCTTGGTGCCAGGATTACCTTGAGATCTTTTAGGTCTTCAGGGGTGAATCTTGGCAAGTAATCGATTTTGATCGTGTCATCGTCGAGAGCCGAATTGGTCTTTGGATCGACGATCGCAGCTGCGACGAGTGCCTGTCTGACGTCTTCTAGGATCTGTCTGACCGGTGCTGTCATTGCTGCTTGGTGTGTATTCGCATAAGGTTTTCGCCTGGGTCAGCAAATCGCCAAACAGGCTGGCCTGGAACCGATCGAACGATGTAGGTCTTACCCCCATCGACGATCCTGTCCCCGTCCTCCGGATCGTCGTCGAACGGCCAATCGATCGAAGCGACTAGGTAGTCGCGACTCACGGTTCGGTGGATGATCCCGTCTGCGTCGCTTCCCTCGAATGGAGTCGAGCCACGCGTGGCCTTAAAGGTCTTTTGAACCTTCCGCTTTGTGTAGGTAACCGATTCGCCTGCAGCAGCCGTTAGGGCAGTTGCAAGGTGGGCAGTTCCTTGGTCAAGCATTCCCATCGATCAATCCTTCGGTGGTTTTGGTGGAACCAAAACAAACACCGTGGTTGATGTTTTTGCGGCTTCGTCTTTGAGCTTCTTAACAGCCTCTTCGCCCATGGCTTTGAGATATTCCTTAGCCCAACTGACAGAAGCTTTCCCAGGTTGCAAAGCGAGTGTGAACCCGCTTCGCGTGATTTTCGTTTTGCCGGACTTTCGGAGTTCGGCCTCAAATTGTTCTTCGATCTGGTTCTGCCGATCTTTGATGGTCGTAAGTTCTCGTTGCATAGCTGATCGCCGTGCTTCAAGCTCCGTCCATTCTTTAAGATCGGCTTCCTTGATCGACATTGGCTCAGTTAGACCGCAGCTCGATTGAGGTCAGCTCGTACGGTGGTCGTTCCGTTGCCAGCAGCGGCGACAGCTCGTCCAAGGATGATGTTGCCAGCATCAGCAGCACCAGTTGCCTTGACAGTGACAAGTTGCGTCGCGGTGGCAATCTGCAATCGATCACCGGCAGCAATCACAGTGGCCGAGGCTTTGTCGCAGACGACAATGCCCTCGACGCGAGCGTTGCCTACCTTTCCATTTTTGACACCGGCCAGACCTTCGACGATGCCAGCCAGGCCGTCAGTAGTCTGAATAATCGTTCCGTTGGCGACGTCAGCACCAGCGGTGAACTGACGAAAATCATTTGCTTGTTCGTAGGTTGCCATGGGTTTTTAATAAAAAGGATGCGGTTGGATTGACGCGAGGAACTACTTGGCCTTGCGAGACTTTTGAACGGGCTTGGGTGGATCGACGACAACAGGTTCAGCAACGATTGATTCCGCTGGTGGCTCGTCGCTCTTGGGAGCGACATCCACCGGAGCTTGCTCGCTACCAACAAACGGTTGCTCCTGATCGGATTTCTTGGAGCGTTTCGGCTCCTTGATTTCCTCCCCCCAGCCTCGTTGAATAATGCATTCAGCGCTAATGGGTGTGCCAGTTGTGTCGATTTCGCCTTCGTAGGTTTTGCCATCGAAGGACACAGGCTGAAACAATCGGATCTTCATTGTTGGTCGAGTGGTTAAGGGGTGCAAAACAGCAGAGCCTTGACCCTGCTGGTAGTCTTATAATTGGTCTAAGCGGCTTGTTGCAATTAAGCTGCGAACCGTTGCATTGCTCGGAAGTCGAGCGGGTTGACTCCGATGTAGTGCTTGACATCGATGACCAGGCCGAATTCACCACCGGTCAGCGTCTCGGTTCGCACGACAGGAACACGGCCAGCACCCTGCAGGTAGTTGACCTCGATTGTTCGTCCGTCCTTGGACATGCCGTAGTAGGTGTTGTCCGATCCGACAAGAGCTTGTTCGGTGATTGGGTGAATCAATCCGTTCGAGAACCGCGCGTCGGTCACAGGCGTGATGCCGTACTTCTTCAATGGGTTGATTTCACCAGACCCGCTGTCGTTCGACAGGTTCGCCGAGTAGCACAATTGGATCGCCAAGTCCATCAGCTCGGGCGGGACAACCAAGTGAGACATCTTCAGGTTGAGCGTAGCATCGCCGTCCTTGACCTTCAGCAACCGTGCAATCATTTCGCTGAGCGTCGCTCGGGCCAGAGCTTTACCGGTAGCACTGTTACCATCAGTGGTGTTGAACAGAGAGCGTCCGGTTTGCTGCAGGGTCGGGTTGCTCATCAGCAAAGCGGCGACGAGGTCAGGACGCAGACGGCCAGCGGCTCGACCGAAGTCTTGCGGGGTGTCCTTAAGCTTGCCGAAGTTGTCGCCGAACATGTCAGCTTCGTCGATCTTGAGCTGCTCGGAAAATCGTGCGACCTGTGCTTTTTCGGTCAACACACGGCGAGTGCCATGTTTGGCCTTTCCACCAACCGGGTGATGCTTGAGGCTTGGAGCAGCCTGCATCCGGTTGTTGTTGTGCTCTTCCAAGTCGGGCCGCTCGGACTCGCTGCAAATTCCTTGGGAGAAATCGTCGACTTCCGCGTAGGACTCCAGCATCTTCGCACCAAGCGTGGCACCGAACAGAACAGCGACGCTGCCGGACGAAAACGCGGCTTGAAGCATTTCCACGCGGTTCGACGGGACATCGATTCCACGAGCCTGAAGACCGAGCTTACAGGCCTCCACAAGGCTCAAGTCGCGGTACTGATGTGCACTGTCCATCGTGCGTTGACGCAGAGGATCGTTGATGCCAGCTTGCAACCAATTGGGCAGCTTGGCTTTGACGTCGGGATTCTCCAAAGTCTTCGAATCGAGCTTCATTCCTGCTCGGAGCATAATTCCGCCTTGGATCGCTCCGAGGTCAATCGAGCTCTGGCTCGATCGAGAATGGATTGCGGGGCCTCGGGGCCGAGAATCGCGAGAGGCTTCGAGGTCTTGGTGACGCCGAGCAAGCAGCTCGGTCTGGTCGCTGGAGAGTCCAGCTTCGATGGCGTGAGCGGCCAGGTCGACGTTCTTCCCACCGACCATGACGGTCGGATTGCCAAAGCGAGCACACAAGGTAGTCACTTCGTTGACTCGCTTGGTTTCTTGCGCCAGTTGCGATCGGTAGGCAGTCAAGTCTACCCCACCAGCGGCGGTCAGATCGGGCGATGCGGAAGAGGCAAAAGCAGCAGCAGGCTTGGCCATGGATTGCTCCGGAGAAGGTTGTTGAGAAGCGGAAGCATCAGGGGCTTGTGAGCCAGCCCCGGCGTCCGTGCCAGAGCTGTCGGGTTCGATCGATTCGGCGTAGGAGACCTTGAGAGCGTTTACAGCCTCGGGCGAAAGAGTCGCAGGATCGAGTCCGAGGGATTTGCAATAGTCTTCGAAAGTGAGCATGTTTTGATTGGCCGAGGCGGCGATAGAGACAGTGGATTCCGGATCTCCTGGAATCGTTACCAGCGAGACCTCTTTAAGCTGCGATCGCTTGACAACGAGAATCGGCCCATCAAAAGTGCGTCCGTTGCACTGTAGGGTCTGGCCTTGGGGGATTGTGGAGTAAGTCAGGATCTTCACACCGACCGAAGGTCGCCATGGAAACCCGTTTTTTGCTCCCGCAATAATCTCCTGCTGGTCTACGCTGGGGACCGAAAAGACCCCCTCAACGGAAAGCTTGGTTCCGTCATTTGCGACAGCAGTCAGATGTCCGACAGGCCTCGATTCGTCGTGGTCTCGATGCACAGGTCCGACCGGTGCATCAAGTCCTGCAAGATCGATCACCACCGGGCCATTCCACTGGATTGCCAGCTTGGGATTCATTACTCCCCCGGTATAGGCGATCCCACTGAACTTGGGCAGCGCGTCGGGAGTATTTGGATCTGCAGCTTGCAATTCAATTGAGTCACCACTGGTACGCAGCTCAAGGGTTGCCTTGGCCGATGCAACAATGACACGTGGGTCTTGTCGCTTGCGTCTCGTGGTTGCCCGGTTCGATTTGCTCATGCGACGAAACTACCACGCCACCTGAAAAATCGATTCTGCGATAGTTACAAATCAGCTTTAGCCCAGTCCGAGTCCGGAATGATCGCGTAGCTCGTCATCGCGACCTTTTCTGAGTTGCCGATCCATTTGGCAGCGGTCGAAAGTCCGAAAGCGGTGATCAGTTCAGTCTCGCGCGAGGCTCTCATCGAGTGCCATGGAACTGGCCATGGATCGATTCCGGCTTTGCGAACGCACTCGACAAACAAGCGGGTAATTCCAGAGTGGGACATCTCGCGCAGTCTCGGCAATGGATCTACGCCTGGTTCCGGGAGCTCGGCGGCGATCTCGCGAAAGAGCGGGATCTCGCGGACCACCCCGCGCTTGGTGTCCGTGATCTTGATCCGCTTAGACACGCGGTCGATCGAGGCCTCGGAGAAATCGCAAATCTCGCTGGAAATCCGCAGGCCCCCGAATCGCGACAGCACAATCACCAGCCGCAGCTCGGGATCGTCGCAGGCAGCAAGAATGCGATTGATCGTCTCGATCGATACGAATGTTTTATCACGAACAGAGACGGTGGTTGCAAGTCTTTTGGCAGGATTCGCGACGATCCACCGATTGTCCTCGCACCAGCGAAAGAAGGCTTTCCAATCCTTGGCAATCTTCCCCCGCGTGGAGGCACCTTGCTTTAGCGAATCGTAGACGGTGGAAACCTCCTCGGGGGACACTCCATCGATGCGAAGATCCCCGCAAGCATCAGCCAGCCAGGCCAGGGAGCGACCAACCGACTCGGCGGTGGACAGAGCGATTAGATCTTGCTTGGCGTTGAGGTACTCGTCGATCGCAGTCCGGACGGTGCGAACGCATCCGGTAATGCAAGTAAGCTTGGACTTAATTTCCGGATCCAGTCTGTCAAGCCAAAGGGCTGTGAGTCTGGGGATCGGTAGATCTGCCGTCTGGGCTGCAATGATCTCGTCGACATGTCGCTGGATTGCGATCGCTTCGGGCTCAGTGATTCGTCCCAGCCAGATCGAGCGACGGCCAGCACCGGTGTAGACTCGCAGGCGATAGCCATGACGAGCCTTGTTCTCGTAGGTCAGCGAGCTCACGCTGGTTGCTCTTCGTACTCGGCCAAGAGATTGTTGATCGTACGTTCCTTGAGTCCGAGGGATTCCAGGAACACGCGAGCGCGACTCGTCGTCCAGACGCCTTGCTCAATCTTGTTGAGAGTATCGTCGATCGCTCTCCAGTTGCGAGTGAGCTGCAATCGGGACATGTTTGCGAATTCACCAGTCGGAGCGGGTTCGCCCAAATCCGGCTCGCTTTCTGCTTGGACTCCTGCAGCAGCTCCAGGAGCACCTTGTGCGACTCCAGTTGCGGGAGCTTGTGGACGATCTGGATTTACCCAGCCCTCTTCCTGCAGTTGTTGCTCGTGAGCTTCTGGATCAATGTTTTGCTCGATAAGGTATTGCTGACGAGTCTTAAGACCAGCACGAATGAGCTCAATGTTGACATCGGCTATTTCCGCAGGATTGACATCTCGCTGTGGTGGCCATCGCCACACCTTAGGAATCTCGTCCATCGCATCAATGGCAGGCAAATAGCCGTCCATCATCAGGGCCTCATCGAGCCACCATTCAAAGATCCGGTCGAGCGCTTCGACTTCCCATTGCGATCGTTCGATGGCGATGGATTCGTAGTAGGTCTGATGATCCAGTCGCCCCGAGGAATAGTTGTACTTGCTGGAATCCGCGAGGGCTTTGTTGCTTGGCATGTGAACCGATCGAGCGATTTCGTTGAGGATCGCATCGCGGAATTCTTTGTAGGTCGTCGTTGGTTGCTTGGGGTCGAATTGAACCATTTCCCAGCCTTTCGGCAGGGATGTCATGAGCCCTCGATCGATCTGAACGAAGTCAAACGGGTCGATGTCATCGATCCCATCGGATGCCGAATCAAAGGCATTGGACTGCGTCTTGAGAATCGCGGAAAAGTCAGCGGCGTTTTCAGCGGCAGTGATCACCGCGAGCGTATAGCGTCGCAACATTGCAAAGAGCGGCAACGCTGGAGTCAGCTCTGGGATACCTCGCATCTGGCCAGGTCGCTCAGCGCGGAACAGGTGAATGATGTCGTCTGGGTCGACGTCATCCTTATCAAAGGCCTGCAAGGGCCATCGATCTCCTGGGTGGCCCTTTAGCACATGGTAGACCGTTGGATTGCCGAAGTCGTCAAATTCGATTCCATCAATCTTGTTTGGAAGTCCATCGGCATAGAACGGAGTCGCCAATTGATCGCACTCGATGACGCGAATGTCCAGCTTGACATCGTTTTTGCTTCGGCGGTTAGTTCCTTTGAGCAGGATTGTTTCGCCATCGATCACCTTGGAGACTCGTGCCGTCCGAAGCTTGGACGCGAGGCGTACATCTTTGCACCACTTACGCCACTTCTGCTCGATCATGCGAGATGCGGACGAATCGGGCAGCATGACCTGGAGAGACGGACCGGTCGAGATCGTATCGTTCGCCAGGGTCAAGACGATACCCTTGGCGAAGCTGTTGTTCTCAAGGCACTCGTAGCGAGATCGCTCCCTGAGTGTCTTTCGAACCGATACGGAGTTAGCCGCAGCAGCAGATAGATTGTCAGCGTACCGCCAATGTTTCTGAGTCTCGACCGTGTTGGCCGCAGCATCATACGAGGCCGAGAGCGAGTCCATTCGCTTGGCTCGATCTTGGATCCTCCGAGCAGCGGCCAGAGCCTTGGTGTCGATCGGCTTGCCGTATTGATCGAGCAGAATCATGCTAGGGCGTCTTTTGTTCGGGGTGTGTGAACAGATAAAAAACCACGGCCCCACCCAAGATGAGAGTGGCTATCGAATTGAAGATCAGCCCGGCCAGCAGGAGGAACCAGCCAGCGCCGAAATAGAGATGGCGGGACGAGGCCGTGGTTATGGCGCGAAGGATCGATGTGATCAGTACAGTGACCCAGCCTGGCATCATTGCCCCCTTGCAGCCCCAGGAATCAGCTTGGAAAAAAGCACTCCACGACGAGGCTTCGACGCGTTGCTGTTGTTGGCTAGTTCCTCGCGAGCCTGCCGAAGATCGGCCATGCTGCGATTGGTCACAGTCACACCGTCAGCCGAGACACTTTGCGGAGCGGCAGCGGCATCGGCGATCTGTTGGTCTGTGATCTCTGGTTGGCTCATTTTGTTTTCTTGGATGAGGCTTGAATGGAGGCTAGTCGTTCGAGAGCTGCGGCGCGTCGTCGTTCAGCATCGTCCTGTCGGATCACCGAGACGATCTCAGCGATCTCAGATTCCAACACCGCATCTCGGTCGGTGAGGACCGGCGAGGGAGACGACAGCGCGGTAAAGATCGAGGGTTGCGAAGCGGCCTTGGGTGGCCTTTTTGGGTTCCACCAGATGGCGGCTAGCAGGAGTACAACGAGCACGATTAGCAGGAAAAACAGGGTCATGAGCGAATCACCTTAAGTGCAACGACAAAGAGCAGTACCAAAAATGCGATCGCACAGAGGCCTGCGAGAATCGCTTCTCCTGGGTTCCAAAGCCAGTACAGCAACGACTGAACTGGATCTTGATTGCGGGGACGCAAAGACGGGAACAGCCTTTCCCGGTCGGGATTTAGCAGAGGCACGCGGTCAGGCTTGCAATTGCCGTCTGGGCAATTTGGATCGAACTCTTGAACAACTGGGTTAATGCCGTCAGGATCCGTGCGGGTCGCTTGCTGTTGGATCTGCGTAGAATCTCGCAGCGCGTCGTAGAGTGCCGATGCAGACGACGGGATTGACGAGGCTCCCGCGACGTAGACGTGTCCGCCTCGGGGATCGGTAAAGACCACCGCTGGAAATTGGTCGACGGGAATGACACCGCCGTACCGTTCTCGATAGAGTGGATTGTCTTTCGTGTAGGCTTGGAAATTGACGTTCTTTCGCAGATCGGATAACTGTGGATCTCGATTGACCCAGTCAAGCAATCGTTGCGACGCATGGTCGGTACCGACAAAAATCGCAAGCGAATACTTTGCAGCCCATGGCGTCGCGGTCAACGTGATTTGTTGCTTTACGGGCTGTGGCAACTGCGTCTGAGTGATAGGATCGGCGTAGCTAACAAACCGACTAAATCCAGGCGATCTTACCTGGTCGCAAGGTGGACAATAAACATCCTGCCGCTTAATTTCCCGCGAGGCTCGCTCGTTGACAGGCACTGTATTAAGCGGTGCGTTTCGCAGCTCGTCATAGCTCAATCCACCAGGCCTGTATTGTTGTCTGGCTGGCTCGAGTCCAAAGGATTGCTCAATTCGTGGAGCAATTCGTTCACCCACGACCACACACAAAGCAGCAAAAACAACCAGAGCCACCAAGCCGAAAGACACGACGACTTTGACACGTTGTCCCCCCGTTACCGATGGGCATTGTTCGCAAGTTACCATTTTCCGTTTTCCTCCACCGCTTCGTACGATTTCCACACAGGAGGGCTTGGAGGGTCGTACAGCGTGGTGAGCGCGAACCCTCCAAAAGCAGCCCATTGACGATGAAACTCGGATCGCTCGACGAACTCGTATCGCTCCGTTTTGTTGTTGTCCAAAATGCAGGCGTAGACCCTGCCGTCGGTTCCTTTGGCCCATCCGACAAAATTGCAGCAGTGCGACGGTTTCCACCAAAGCAGAGCGCCTCGACGAGCGTTGTGAGCATCATCAAGCAGCTGCAAGTTGGCTCGCTCTGTGTACGCATAAGGGATCTGAGCCGAATCAAGTCGACGGCGAAGTTGATCCGTCCATTCACCGCCTGAGTATTTCGAGCGCCACCACTTGGCCAGCTCGATCTTGTTCTGCCAGTGGAGCATGGTCGAAAGCGACGCATGCACACAGCTTCCTTCGTTCTGCGGACTCAGCCAGTTTTTCTGCCTGAGTGCGAGCGGAGGGTTGACGGCTGGAGTTTCTGGCCTGGGGGCAGGCAGAGCTCGATAGGTCGGTTGCGGTGCGCAGCCGATCACGCACAGCAACAGCAGCAGGATTAGAGTCGCATGATTTTTGGCCATGTTGGTGGAGTGGTGGAGTCTGTGTCTCGATCAGATAACAGGACCACCGTACCACACACAGGCAAAAAATCGGCAAACGCGAGTTACAAAAAGAAAGTGTGTGTTGGGTCGCGAT